CTACAGCATATGACAACTCTGACCTATCAACCTGATCAGGGTAACCCTGAGTTCAGTGAAGAAGAACTTAACTCCATCCAGGTCGGTGAACAGATGGAACAGGAGCAACAACAGTTGCTTGCTGGTAAATATGAATCTGCTGAGGAACTTGAGAAAGCTTATGTTGAACTCCAACAAAAGTTTAGTCAAGGTAATGAACCTCAACAGGAAGTACAAGAGCAACAAGAACAAGAACCTGAGACTGATGTAAGTCTTCTGGATACCTTGTGGGAAGAAGCACAATCAGATTGGACAGAGGATACTCTGAACAAACTACGTGAGTCTGACCCTGTTGAAATTGCTCAAGCTTACCTCGAACTACGTGCCGAAGCTAATCAAAGTGATGCACGTGAGTTGACTACTGAAGAAACAGATCAACTCTATGAATTGGTTGGAGGTGAAGATCGTTATGGAGAGATGATGCGTTGGGCTAGTTCAAATCTTGATGAAGGTTCACAGCAACTCTATGATTCTGTGATGCAAAAGGGTGACCACGCTGCATGTTTCTTTGCTGTACAAGCTTTGGCTTTCCGTATGGCAGAGACTGCAGGTTGGGATTCTCAAGACTTCATCACTGGTGGTTCTGCTCCTAGTCGTGCTGATGCTTTCCGTAGCCAAGCTGAGGTTGTTGCAGCAATGCAAGACCCTCGGTATGACAATGACCCAGCATATCGTCAAGATGTGATGGAGAAACTAGGACGTTCAACCGATCTAATGTACTAAATGAAAAAGCAATCCAAGAAAGCACTGAACAAAAAAGTCAAGCAGAAATCTCAAGCTGTGATGGCTGCTATGGGTGGTTCACCTGGTAATGGGATGACCATTAAATCCTATCAATCTAAAGGAAACAAAGCTTACTCTTAATCATGCCAATTCCTCTCGCTGTTATGGCTGGTGCAATGGCTGCTATGAAAGTGGGTAAAGCAGTAGCTAATGCTGCTTCACCTACTGGTGGTAGTGCAACACCTGAAACACAACCGATCAATACGAAACCAAAACCTTCTGGTGATAAGTACAGTAATCAAGGTCAACAACCTACAACACCACAACCACGTACTGAAGCTCAGGTAACTACTGGTGCTGACGGAACGGTAAACACTGGTGAGTCCGTACCTATCCAAGATACTGGTGGTGAGGATAACTACCAAGCTTATAAAGCTCGTACTCAAACTACAAGCGCAACACGCTTCACCTAACATTCTGCGGTGGGTGGGTAGGACACATACTTAAGTTTTAAATGACCGCAGTACTTTCAAAACAGAATAAATCTAATTGGGATCTCTTCTGCGAGTGGGTCACCTCTACTAACAACCGACTGTACGTTGGTTGGTTTGGAGTGTTGATGATCCCGGCTCTACTAGCAGCCACCACTTGCTTCATCATGGCGATTATCGCTGCACCTCCCGTAGATATCGATGGCATCAGAGAACCAGTCGCAGGAAGTTTTCTTTACGGAAACAACATTATCTCAGCAGCCGTCGTACCCAGTTCGAACGCAATTGGGTTACATCTCTATCCCATCTGGGAAGCCGGTTCACTTGACGAATGGCTTTACAACGGCGGACCGTATCAGTTGGTCGTCTTCCATTTCCTTGTCGGTATCTTCTCTTACATGGGAAGAGAATGGGAACTTAGCTACCGGCTAGGTATGCGTCCTTGGATTTTCGTTGCTTACTCTGCACCTGTTGCAGCAGCTAGTGCCGTCTTTCTTGTCTACCCTTTTGGTCAAGGATCCTTCAGTGACGGAATGCCGTTGGGTATCTCTGGCACGTTCAATTACATGCTGGTCTTCCAAGCTGAACATAACATCCTTATGCATCCATTCCATATGTTGGGTGTTGCTGGAGTCTTCGGTGGTGCTTTGTTTAGTGCTATGCATGGTTCTCTGGTTACCTCTTCACTTATTCGTGAGACAACTGAACAGGAGTCACACAACAATGGATATAAATTTGGACAAGAGGAAGAGACCTATAACATTGTAGCTGCTCATGGATACTTTGGTCGTCTTATTTTCCAGTACGCTTCTTTTAATAACAGCCGTAGCCTGCACTTCTTTTTGGCAGCCTTTCCTGTTGTTGGTATCTGGTTACTAGTCTTGGTGTATCTACCATGGCATTTAACTTGGATGGTTTTAA